GGTTTTATATCACTTTTTAAACCAAGCGGGAAGTCCTAAATGAGGTCTACGATCGTATATATTTTCTTTAGATCCTTTAGTTTCAACATTATTGTAATGTAAGAATACTTGACCACAGTCATCAAAAGATAATTTATCTCTCCAATGCTCTAATTCATTTCCACGATACACTAACATATCACCAGGTTGTAACATTACTTTAACACCTTTAGATTTTGATGCTTTGTAATTACCTGTCTTTTCATCAACACCACCTAATGATGCATCTGGTTCTAAATATATTGGCCAACAACCACCACCTAAATGCATAGTTGTAGAAATTTCGCATGAAAATCTATCCTTGTGTTTATGTAAGACATCTCCTTTTTTATAAATCCTAGCATAAGAATAATTGGGGTTTAATTTAAGAGATGTCTCTTTTTCCATTACTGGAAGTAATTTGACAAGTAATGTTTCCATTACAATGTCAGAATAATGTGAATAGGTATCTGGAACTTGTTGATCATTCCATACACCAAAGTATTCAGTAAATTGTGAAATATATTTATTATCAAACATCGTGCGCGCGACCTGCTTCTTCATCATGAAATAATCATAACAGAATTTAGCAAGATCTTCTGATATCGCTTCTTTAATAATTACATACTTATCTTTTTTAAAACTCATTTTTTCTCCTTTTTGTTTTCTTCTTTTGTTTGTACTCTTACAGTATCTGTAATCATTTTTCTCACAGCTTGTAGATTAAAATGAATAAATCTAAATGGCTCTACACCATCATCCACTACATATTGATGTTCCATATAAGCAGGGAAGAATATCATCGTTCCTGGTTTTGGTCTGTAATGAATTTGATGCGTTCCTAATGTTATATCTTGTTCATTTTTTAATGGTAACTGTGTAATAAGTTTAGCTGGTCTTGGGTCATGAAAAACAGGCATTGAAGTTTTTTCACTACATTTTAAAAAATAAAAACCAGATATATGATTATCATAATGTATATGACCTTCATGGTGTCCACCACCTTTTTCACCAAATTCTTGTACCCAAAATTCAGTCCAAAATAATTCATAATTAGTTAAATTATAACCCATATGATCTAAAATATTCCATGAAGTTGAACCAATATATTCTTGTAATTCTTTTAAAGCAGGATCTCCTACTAATGATGTAGAATGATAACTCATTCCATGATCGCCTATTTTTTTACCTAATTTCTTTTCACGTTCTTTAATTGCTTTAGCATTATTCTTTTTAGCTTCTTTAATATATTTATCACAAACTTTATTTGCATCATCTACCCATTCAGGTATTTCAATAGAATATACTGGTGAACTAAAATATATTGATGAATTTAATTGATCTGTTTTTGCCATTAGTTTACGTCCTTTCTATGTTTATTTAAATATTTCGTCATTTCTTCTAATCTGTTTTCTACTACAGAAACATCTGTATTGCAAGTTACACACAATAAAGCTCTAACTTTATTTGTTTTATGATCATGATCAACACATAAAGTTCTTGTTAATTCATTTTGATGTCTTTGACATATTGCACATTTACCTTCTTGTGTTTCAAACATTTTATTATATTGATCTAATGTAATTCCATATTCATATTTTAATATTGAATTTTTACGTTTTAATGGATTTTCTTTATTATATTTTCTTTGTTTTTCTAATACTTTTTCTCTATTTTTAATTAAATATTTTCTTCTAGTTTCTTTTTCTTTATCTTTATGTTTAAGATATTGCTCTCTTCTATATTGTCTTTGTTGTTCTGCGGTTTTCATATTATCTAAATGGGTACCCAAGGTTCCAGATTACAAGACTGTATCTTATTCCTTTTGTAACTGGTCGGACCTCATGCCAAACGTGAGAAGGAAATACAACAATACTTCCTCTTGGTAATATTTCTGTGCATTTCTTTTTAGGTGTTGGATCATCTTGATTTCTAAATTGAAATTCTAATTCTCCACCTTCATATTCGCTTGGATCTGACAAGGAACATGTAACAGATAATTTTCTAATTTTACCAAATGTATCTGGATTATCTTTATTTGCATATGGTGCTTCCCATGAATCGCAGTGGGCGCCGTAATGTTGCCCTGGACCATATTTTGTAAATTGACATGATTCAGAAAAATCCCAATCGAAATTCCAGTTAGCTAATTTATTTGCTTGATGTATGAATGGTTGAATTTCTTTGTAGATCCAGCGGTCATTTAACCAAACAATATTTGAATCTCTTTTTTGTTTTAAATCTAGAATATCTTTTTCATCAAGTGGTTTACCTTGATTAACTTTATTTGTTTGTCCACCAGTTAATGCAAGTTGCTCTTGTTGTGATTTTCCATACTTTAAAAGTTCATCACAAAATCTAGGCGTGAGTGCGCTTTGAAAATAATAATAGTAATTCTGTAAGTTCATTTCTAAATCCTATATATAAATTTATAGAATAAATGTCAAGTGTGTGAATTATTAGCTAACTGTAAGCGTTCCAGAAACCGTGAATGTCGCAACTTTACAACCTCCAGCTGGTGCCGGCAATGTTGTAACTGTATTAGTTCCAGGTGCTGCAGATAAATTTGATGGTCCTGGTGCTCTTACAATAACAATACCTGAACCTCCTGCTCCTCCTGATCCTGTTGGAATTCCTGGCGCTGCTGCTCCTCCTCCACCCCCTCCAGTATTAGCTGTACCTGATGTTCCTGTTCCTCCAGATGTTGCTGGTCCTCCACCTCCAGCTCCTCCTGATCCTGAAGTAGTTGGACTTGATCCACCTCCTCCACCTGAATAAGTCACTGAACATCCTGAAATTGAATTTGCTGAACCTGCTCCTCCATTTGCTGTGCTTGAACCAGCTGTTCCTGCAGCAGAAGCTCCTCCTCCACCTCCTGCACGGTTACCTGCTGGAACACCACTTCCTGTTCCACCTGCATTACCTTGCGGTGGACTAACTGGCGGAGTATTACCTGCTCCACCTGCTCCAGAAACGTTTCCTCCACCCCCTCCTGAACCACCAGCAATTCCAGCATTACAATTTTGTGCACCTCCACCTCCACCTGCTGATGTAATTGTTGAAATTATTGAATTTGTTCCTGAACCTCCAATAGCTGGTCCAGAATAAGTTCCACCCACTCCTCCTGCTCCTACTGTGATTGGATATGATCCAGATCCTAATTTTAATTTTGTTCCGCCAGGAAAGGATGTTCTATATCCACCGGCTCCACCTCCTCCACCATTAGCAATACCTGCTCCTCCTCCACCCGCTACTACTAAATAATCTACTGATAAAGCAGCTGTTGCTGCTGTCAACGTTCCGCTAACAGTAAACGACGCAACATCTTGACCGCAAGGTTGTGTTGTAACCGTGTTAGTTCCTGGACTTGCACTTAAAATAATTGATGAGCTTCTTGCTCTTAATATAACGATTCCCGATCCGCCGGCGCCACCTGGATTAACTGTAGAACCTCCACACGTTCCAAAACCACCTCCACCTCCTCCTCCAGTGTTAGCTGTTCCTGCTGTTCCTGCTGGTACACCAGAACTACCAGCTGCTCCACCTCCACCTGTTCCACCTGCACCTGCTGGTCCTGCATAACCTGCTCCACCACCACCACCTGCATAAGAAACTGGTGAACCTGTAATTGAATTTGAACTTCCTGATCCTCCTGCTCCACCTATATTTGGTGTAGTTCCAGCTGTTCCAGCAGCACCAGCTCCTCCACCTCCATTACTACCACTTGCTCCTGGACTTGTTGCTCCTGGATTTCCTTGTGGGGGACTTACTGGAGGTGTATTACCTGATCCTGCTAATCCACCAGTACGAGCTCTTGCTCCACCTCCTGATCCACCTGATACTCCGTCATTTCTATTTGCAGGACTTTGTTGTGGTCCACTATCTACAGGTGAACCATCATTACCAATACCTCCTGCTCCACCTCCTGCACTTGTAATTGTTGAAAATATTGAATCTGATCCGTTAGCACCTCTTGCCGTTCCACTAGTTCCAGCAGAACCTCCTGCTCCAATTGTTACTGGAATACTTTGTCCTGCATAATAAGAAGCTGTTACAGCAGTTCCACCTGGAAATGAAGTTCTATAACCTCCTGCTCCTGCTCCTCCACCTGCTCCACTACTATTTTGTCCTGGTCCTCCACCTCCTCCACCAGCCACTACTAAATAATCTAATGATACCGAACATTGAGCTTGAACCCACGTTCCGCTCTTCACGGCACTAAATTGACTTTTTAAACTCCAAACACCTGTTGCCTTGTTTAATTCTTTTACGATAACGATTCCTGAACCGCCGGCTTTACTAACACCAGTTTGATCCATTCTACCACCTCCACCTCCACCTCCTGTGTTAGCTGTACCTGCTGTTGCACAATTAACTGCTGTATTGGTACCATTACCTCCACCTCCAGTTCCTCCTGCTCCACCTCCACCTGGTGCGCAACGGCAAGTTCCACCTCCACCGCCTCCACCATAAACTCCTGAATTAGGTAATCCTGGTCCAAATATTGAACTTACATCTGTTCCTGCTCCTCCTGCTCCAGCTGTACTTGTTACAGCGTTTGAACCAACGGCACTTGCTCCACCACCTCCTCCACCTGTTGTAAATGTAGCAGAATCTGTAGCTCCTGCTCCTCCTGGATTTCCTTGCGGTGGACTTACTGGCGGAGTATTTCCTGCTCCTCCAGCGTTTGTTCCTCTACCACCACCTCCTGATCCACCCACAAGTCCTATACCTGGAGCTGTACCTGCTCCTCCACCACCCCCACCTGCTGATGTGATTGTTGAAAAACTTGAATCTGTTCCTGATGTACCTGATAAAGGAGTTGAAGCAGCTGCTGCTCCTCCTCCACCTACTACTATTGGATATGGTGCTGCTCCACAAACTGCAAATGATGCACAAGTTCGAAGTCCACCTGCTCCACCACCAGAAACATATCCACCACCTCCACCACCACCAGCTACAACTGCATAAGAAACTAACCTAGTTCCTGGTTGTGTAGTTAATGTTGTTGATCCTGATGTAGTAATAGTTTGTGTACACTTTCCAAACGATGTTGGATTTAATGCTCCGATAATACCGCCATTGGATTTGGCCATAGGTCACTTACTCCTGTTTAAAAATTCTTTAACTTAATTGCCTGTAGCAATCCAAGATGAAGTGTCAGGTGACCAAGCGAATGAATTTTTTTGATCGTCTTTACCAGTCCATCTTTGTCCAGCTTCATCCCAAGAAATAAAGTATTTAACGTTATCTCCATAAGTTGTAACTGTTGGATATGCAACTGGGGCTTTCCAGTCGTCATTAGAGTCTAGCGACCAAGATGCGAATGGTTGTGGTGCAATGAATTTATTTTTTGTGGAATCAAACGAGTAACCAATTCCAGCATATTGTTTTCTGAAATTATTGTTATAAGAAGTTTGAATCCATCTGTTACCTGTTGTGAAAGGAACGATTTTTTTAACCGCTTCTTCAGCTCCAGCAGATTGATCACCGCCATTTGCGTTTACATCATTGTTATCAATAACAACAACTCTTAATACTAAACCGTAACTGTTTACTTCTGCAAAATGTGCCATATTTTTTACTCCTTAATTAGTTATTATAATATATTTATTGTGATGATGCAACAGTCAATGTACCAGAAACTGTAAATGTTGCAATTCCATCGCCATTTGGTGCTGTTGTTTTA